AGTACATTGTTCTTTTACTTTCGGGGATAGCTGGAGCAATTATAGGCAATAAAAAAACAATGTACTTTTTATTTATCACAACCTCTTTTATATGGTCAATAATATTGTATTACCTAGGATTTTAAACATATCTAGCAATGATTACGCTAATATGTCACACAATAATGCAAACGCTCTTAGATCGATCGGTATTGATTGTAAAGATTTTACTCTAAACAAACATGTTTTTAACTATGCTTATCAAAGCACTTTATGCAATAGGTTGGAATTTGCTAATATGGTTAATGATTTTAATGTCATTCAAATTTTTCATACAGATGCTCCCCTACTTGAATTAGTTTTAAACGCTAAATTCAAAGGAAAAATTATAGTTTATCATAGTGGTTCAAGGTACCGTGAAAATCCCGAACATTGGAATGAGTTATTTAATAAATACGTTTACCGATGTATTACAGATCAAACGGAGTTTATGGAGTTGGGAGCGAAAGACATTGCGTACTTAGCACCTCACACAGATTCAAAACCAACAGAGAAACGTAAGGAGGGTAAATTAATAATTGGACACTATCCATCTAATCCAATCGTAAAAGGTACGAAAGAGATTAGAGAAATGTTAAGACTTTTTGAATATGAATACGAAATAAGAATAGATGAAACTATTTTACCACACGAAGAAAACCTAAAACGTATTGCTGAATGTCATATTTATATTGAGTTATTTAAACCCGAGTTAAACGGTAAACCTTACGGATGTTTTGGGGTGACTGCTTTTGAAGCTACGGCTTTGGGATGTACTGTTATCACTAATGATTTAAATGAAAATATCTATAAAGGTGTATATGGTGAATCCCCTTTCATAATAGCCAACACAATAGAATCATTGAGGAGTTCATTAATGATGTATATTGAACATACGCCTTTTGAGTTAGAGGAATGTTTTAATTATATTTCAGCAGACTTTTACGACAACCATTCAATCACATCTACAGGACAAAGAATATTAAAACTAATTAATGAGTGAATTAGTAACTATCATAATACCTTACTCAATTGATAGGGGTTATCTTAATCAAGCGATTGAAAGTGTTAAAAATCAAACGTATTCCAATATTGAATTATTGATACAGAATGACAATGTAAACGTTTCAACAAACATAAACAACGGTATAAGAAAAGCGAAAGGAACGTTTATAAAGTATTTATGTGAGGATGATTATTTAACCCCTAACTCAATTGAAGATTCAGTAAAGGCTATACAAGGTTTTGATTTTATTCATGGTGTTGCAAATAATGTATTCCCAAATCACACACAAATACAGATACCTAGATTTAAACAACCTACTTTAAATGATATGTTGTTTAACAATGTGATTCACGGAGGAACTTTGATGTTTAGAAAGTCTATCTTAGATGCAGTTGGTGGGTTCGATGAATCGTTAACGTGTGCAGAAGAATATGATTTGAACTTAAAATTGTTAGATGATGGGTATAAGTTGGGTTATTCTGATAAGATTTTGTATAATTACCGTAGGCATGACCAACAAAAGAGTTTAGGTAAAGGAATAAATCAAGGTGAACGATCGAAAAAGATACAGTCAATCAAAGATAGATACCTTAGAACACCTATAATTGTAGGAATTGCAACGTTTAAAGGCCGTGAATTACTACTACAAAAGACAATTGAATCATTAGAAGGCCAATGTGATAAGATAATTGTGTATGATAATGAAGTAAATACCGACCTAACAGATAACGGTAAGTTCTACGGCTTGAAATATGTTCATAAACCTTCGTATTATTTTAGTTGTGATGACGATATTATCTATCCACCTAACTATATTCAGAATACTATACAAGAAATTGACAAACATAATTGTATCATAACTTATCATGGTAGGAAATTGAAAGGTAAAGGATTAGAATACTATCACGGTCACGAATCATTCAGTTGTTTTAAGAGCGTACAACAACAAATATATTTGGATGTATGTGGCACGGGTGTAAGTGCATTTAAAACATCTTATTTTAATCCTATCAATTTGATAGATTCAGAATATAAAAAGATGAGTGATGTTATATTCTCACTTGAAGCTAAGAAGCAAAATAAAAAAATACTTATGTTACCACATTCAAGCGGTTGGATAGTTGAACAACGTACAAAAATTAATATCCACACCGAACAAATAAAGAACTCACAACAACAAATAATATTATGCGACGAAATACTAAATTTGAAATAGGAGATATTGTTTTTCTAAAAACAGACTCGGAACAAAGAGAAAGAATAGTTACAGGTATAATGCAAAGGCCTGATTCAATACTCTATTATTTAACAGTAAATGAACATGAAAATTGTCATTACTCAATTGAAATGACAAAAACAAAAGATATATTAAAATCATTAGATATAAATAAATCATCGTATGAAAATTAAAGAATTACAAATAAAGTTACCTAAGACAATAAACGATTTAAGAATTAGACACTTGAATGCTTTTAGTGATGAGCATTTTAAAATTGAAAAATTAAACCTAAATAGTAAAGTTATCTTTATTGCTAATATTACTTTAGTTTCAGTTGCTAAATTAATGACAATTGACTACAAGGATATTGAAAAAATGTTTAACCATTGTATGGAATTGTTTTCAGATTACAAAGTAAATGGTAACCCTAAAAAAGAATTAACAATTAACGGTGTTGAATATGAATTAGTAGATATTAGAAAAGTAGGTATAGGTTACCATATTGATTGTGAAGGTTCAGACTTTGTAAAAGATCCAGTTAGATTAGCTTGTATTAATTACATTCCAAAGGGTACAATATACGGAGAACTAGACGCAAACGATAATCTTAAACATCCAATTGCTTCAAGGTATGAGGACTTTAAAGAGCATTTTAAAATGATTGATTTTGTAGAGTTACAAGGTTTTTTTTTGTTGAAACACGTAAACTCAATGAACAATTATATGGAAAAGATAAAGTTAGAAAAGACACTAAAGAGGTCGTTAAGAATGTTTGGGCATGGCAAGAAGTAATACATTATCTTTCAAAAGAATTGAATAAAGATTGGAATGATATTATAAAAATGAATATCTTTACATTTAATAGTAGGGTAAACTTTTTTACTTATAAGGTTAAAAAAGATAATCCACCGACTAAAACAATTGTAAGAAGATGACAGAAGCGGAAATATTAAGTAAGTTAACTTTAGGAAATTCAAAAGATATTCTAAAGAATACTGCTAATAATCCAATGTCACTACTATTACAAGAACTTACACAAGGTATTTGTGATGATTTAAGAAAAGCAATGAACAATAGAAATATTGATGCGAGTAATAATCTTTCACAATCTATTAAACCAACTAAAACAGAATATAACGGTAAATCAGTTTCAGTAAGTATTGAAATGGATTTTTACTGGAAATATGTAAACTACGGTGTAAATGGTACGGAGGTTTCACATGGTTCGCCTAGTTGGGGTCAAGCACCACAAGGAACAACATCTTTTCATAATTCAATTAAAAATTGGGTTGCTCAGAAAGGTATCGGACTACCTCAAAACTTTAAAGATTTTGATTCGTTCGCGTGGGCAGTACAAAAATCTGTTGTTAAAAAAGGACAGAAAGCTAAACCATTCTTTGAAGATGTTATAAACGATCAATTAGTTAAAGTACTTAAAGCACCGATTCAAAGATTACTAGGCAAATCTATTAAATTAAATATCATTTCATCATGGCCGTAACTATAGCAAGTTCACCACAAAAATATACACCTTCTGACAATCCTATTGTTTGGACTTTCTACAGTGGTGCAATTTTAAATACTAACTTTTCTTATATTGTTGAAGTTTATGTTTCTGCTGTACTAATCGGATCTTATCAAATCTTTCCTGAAGTTGCTGGAGGTTATGCACATTTAGATGTTAGTGAGATTCTTAAAACAATCGTACCGCCTGCTATTGTTGGAAGTTCTACGGTTGTAACGGATGGTAGTAATTACAGAGCAACATACATTAAAGTTAGGGAGTTCTACGGTACTACTCCTGCGTTTCATGCTGATGCAACAAGTGCGACAATATACCCTTTTAAAGCTTGTTTAAATCCTATTGATTTTGATACATACGATTATACAGATTTTAAAATCAGTGCAAGCACTAAAAGATTCTTTACGGATTCACCAAACAATTTATTAATTCGTGAGGGACATGATTATTATTTAAGTATCATAACTGATGGAGTTGTGGATCAAGGTTTGTTTTTGGATTTCTACGATGAAAACGACACTTTGATAACTCAATATGATTATACAAGTGGCACGTATTCAGCTTATAAGATTACACAATTTAATTTAAATTCTGATAACTTTGTAGGTACTTTGACACAGCTTGTATTAGACACGGTTAAATATGTTAATGTTTATATTGCTGATTCAAATCCTACGGCATTATCTGAAATTAAAACATATTACTTTGATAGAGGTTGTGACAATGGAGCAGAATTGATATGGTTGAATAAATATGGTGCATTTGATGTTTACAACTACGGACATAACTTAATAGCAAAATCAGATATTACTAGTAAGACTTTTGAAAAACAGTATGGAGGTTGGATAGGTGTAAATTATGTTTTAGAATCTACTGATTCGGGTGTACATTCTTACTTTAAAACTGCAACGGACAAAGTTAGTTTAGTATCAAATTATATTGATTCAATTACTCAAAATTGGCTAGTTTCTTCTGCTTATATTTCATCATTAGTTTATATGTTTGATTCAGTTAGGCAATTGGTAAATATCACTTCTAGTTCTTACGAAGAAAGTAACGATAAGTTTATAGAAGAAACAACAGAAACAGTAGAATTATCTTTACCAAACACTAGAAAATCTTTATTACTATGACAGATAGATTAGTTGTTAACGGCACAGATTTAGATTTAAATAATACAGTACCATTTCCTTTAAACTATTCAATTGCTGACTCAAAAGAACCAAACAAACGAAAGCGTAACTATTCAAAAGAAGTTGTAATACCTGGTACTGCTTCAAACATGAATTTTTTTAGTTCTGCTTATCAATTAGCTTTGTCAACTGTAAACAACACAACTACAATAGGTTTTAATTTTGATCCTACCGTAAGAGTAACGGCTAAGTATTACAAAGAAGGGTTACTTGTGTTTAATGGATTACTAAGATTAAACGATGTAACTATTTCAAACGGTGACTACACTTTCAAATGTACTTTGTTTTCAAACTTTATAGATTTGTTTATGAAGTTAGGGGATAAAAAGATTAGTGAGTTGGGATGGTCAGAATATAACCATGTATTAAGTAGAACAAATGTAATTAATTCATTTGCCACAAGTGTAATGTTGAACGGAGTTAATACCGTAAATATGAGTGGCGGTTCTCCTTTGGGTTGGGGTTATCATTATGGAATGGTAGATTATGGTTATACTGCTTACTCTACTAAATCAACAACGGATATTATTCCGTTAACATACGCCCGTGAAATATTTACAAAGTGTTTAGGTATAGCAAACTTAACGCATGAATCAGATTATTTAGATTCTACTTTATACAAAAAAAAGTTGATCGGTTTTGGTGGAGGATCGAAACTAAGTTTAACGGCTACAGAGGTAGCGAATAGACGCGTTGATTTTACAACAGAGTTAACTAATGGAGATGATTACGCATTTACAAATGTTGTAGCAAATGCTGTAAACACTTATAGGTTTCTAATTAATAAGTGGGTTGATTTATTAGCAACATGGGACGGTATAACACTTACTTTAGTACATGATAATTACGATCAGATATTTTTTGACCATACTAATCCAACGGCTGGAAATTATAATCACATTACAATAGCAAAACAAGGACTGTATAATTTAGCAATAAACCACCCTATTGCAGTAGATTTTATCCTTAACGGGATGACGCCTGTAGATGGAGTGTTTAATTTTAAATGGCAAGTATTAAAAAATGGTTCAGTTATACAAGAGTTCTTTGAAGCCGTTAATGATATTTCAGCACCTTATCAACCTACTTTAGTTTATAGTTTACCTATGCAGTTAAACGTAGGGGACATTATAACGATGAGATGTCAGATTTATATTGATTACAATTTAAGTATAACTACTTATCAAGATTTAGATTTTATAAATGTCGCTTTGTTAAGTACTGCACCAATGACACAAGACTTAACGAATATACAAGGGACTTTACAAGATGGTGATACGGTAGATATTAGTCGTTTTATGCCTGATATGAAAGCGAGTACGTTTTTTGAAGCTGAAATGTTACAAGGTAATCTTTATTTTAGTGATCCTGATATTTATGGAGTAGTTAAGATTGAGCCGTTAAACGATTTCTATCAACCAACGACAGAGTTCTGGGATATTACAGATATAATCGACCACTCTAAAGACGTGGTAATCAGACCGTCTAGCAAAATAGAAGGTAAAATTTATAAGTTCCAATGGTTGCAAGATACAGATTATGATAATGCTAAATATCGTGGTTACTTTAATATTGATTACGGTAATCATTGGTATACTGTACCGTCTACTTTTCAAACAGGTGAACGAATTTATCAACTCCCATACGCTCAAACTATACCAACAGATGCAATATTTCCATTTGTAGCACCTAGAATAATAGATGTTGATCCACAAACGGGTATAATTAAACCTTACAAAGGTAAACCACGTATCTATTTATGGAATGGTTTAAAAAATGGTGCGTGGAGGTTGACAGATACCAATCCTTCAACATACACAGACTTAACAACATATCCTAGTGTACATCATTTTGATAATTGGGAAAATCCATCTTTCGATTTGAATTGGGGTTTACCTATATTATTTGATTATAATGCTACAAGTGTAACAACTGATAATTTATACAATCGTTATCATTCAAGATTTGTAAGAGAACTTACAGGTAGAGATAGTAAGATTGTAGAGTTATACGCTAAGATTTCAGTAAACGACATAAATCAATTAGATTTTAGTAAATTAGTAATGATTAACGGATCTTTGTTTAGATTGAATCAAATCATGGACTTTGATAGCAACGTAACTGATTCAACGAAAATGGAGTTAGTAAAGATAATAGAAGCGGATAGTCCAAACACTATTATAATTGATTGGCAAACAAATTATGTTCAGCAAGGTTTAACAACTTCACCAAGCGGAGTTGGAACAGATACAGGTGTTTTGAATGGTGGAAATAATGACGTATACGATAATAGCAATATTTTATTTGGTTAA